TACATAGTCGCCTTTTCTCCGAAAGGGTGTACTATCGATTAGTACGTCTTCTTCACACAGATAGTCAGACCATCTGCGATCGCTGTTAGGCGGTGTGTTTTTCAACCACACCGCATATTGCAACGCATCATGCAGCTTGTTGGCTCCTCTGTAACGGAACCTTAGATACTTGAAGCTATGCCAGCCTTGTTCGGACTTTAGTATTGGGGAAATTCTATCCCCCTTTACATAGGCCCTAGCAAGTCGAAGACCCTCTAGCCCGTGAAGGCCAGAGTCCTCAGGAAAAGTCTCAGGAACCACCTTGATCAAAGGTGTAACCTGACACAACCAGTCAATCAGAAGTCTGAATACCTGCTTCTCGTACATGTAACCAATGCCTCCGAAATACGATCTGTATTTCTTTAAAAGAGCATTGGCCATGACGTAGAACCAGGCTTCTCGACCTAATTTTGACATGGTAGCGGGACCCTTAATATAAAAGGGTCTCATGTGCCTGCCGTGGTAAAAATCACCACCGCAGCTTTCTCTGAACGACCTGCCACTAGTGTAATAGCTTTTCTCAGTATTAACTGAAAAGCCTAAAACTGGAAGAACCTGTAAAAGTTCTCCCACACACTCAGTGGGTAGTATGATATCGTCTCCAAAGACGCTAACATCTCGCCGATCCCTGGGTAGGGACAGCAAGGAAGCTAACTTATAAGGGTGGACACCATAGCGTTGTTTGTCGCGATGCAACATGCAACAAGCAACGGCGATCGCCCAAAACACAAGCGTTTCGACCGGGAAGGTCGTCGCGTTTCCCATAGTCGCATAGATGTTAAGAGGAACCCAAAGTCCGTTTACGGACATTTCAGGGGACCTAGTAACAGATAACCAACCAAGCCATTTCTCAGGTAGTAACCTGACAATGAGCTCGGTAGCTATCGAGTCACTTGCATTACTTAGGTCTATTGTGGCCATTTGGCCACTAACGGAACTCCAGTAAGCAAGATCTCTATGACGATCTGGTAGTGTTTTTACGTCCAATCCTACTGACGCGAGACGGTTATACATGACAGCCATAAGACCTTGCTGGAGAAACATATTTCCAGTAGGTTCAACGGCTATCATACGTCTTTTGTCAGCAGTTTTAGGAACGGTCGTAGCACGAGACCCACGAACTATCTTAAATCTTACGAGGGATTTAATCCCACTCGACGCATAGAAACATGCGTCCCGATACGTTTGATCGTATTGGTCGTAAAGTTCAAGGATTCGTGAGGTACGTTGAGTACACGTCCAAGGGAAAGAAGACTTCGATTTTAAAGATGTATCCATATAGGATACACCTTGCGTGACGCCGTTTGAATGGCGACAGGCAGTGAAGACTTCATCAATTGTTATATCACCTAGAACCCAGCCAATAACTTGCTGAGCTCTACGAAGAACGTAATCATGGTCGGATTCATCTCCAGCTTCTCTACTATTACGTAGGAACTGATTAGTATGATCCATACTCGTATTACGTAAAAGGAAAGCAACAAAAGCTTCGTCTTGAAGTCTTTTTTCGTCACCTTTTCCTTCGACTTTTTTAGTGGTGTTTTCACATTGATATTTCCTAAGGACATCAGCGTACCTACCCTCCCCAACATCTGTAAAACGGGGAGAGGTAAGGTCCTGGTTAAGGGCAGCACTAAGAATGTTAGCCTTAGCTACCGGATCAAAAGAACAGCTTTTCATGAAGATCCTCCCATACATAACCTCTTGTATTGCTGGAATTCGAATCTTCTTGGTTAATCACAGCTTGAAGACTAGTTCGTATAAAGATCAGACTTTTTGAAGTCGGAACTAAATTGACGAAATAGTCATCGGTCTGAAATACCCAGTTACAGTCGGTACTAGTCTTTATGACCATGCCGAACGCACGTCTATAGCGGATACAAAAATTCCGCATATTAGGTGTGAGTGACTGGGTCTGCAGTAGATCACTGCAGAGACCATCAAGTGTGATTAGAAGATTTGTCTCCTCAGCTACAATAGCTTGATATGGGACAACATTTTTGAAAAGAACGTTTTTCATAGGAATATACTCCAGATAGAAAAGGAAGAAGATTAGGCCAACGACCCATCCTCATAAAATCCGTCGAAGTCGCTGTCGTTTACGGCATTGACTGTGTCGGATCGCTGAGCAGTTATTTGTGCATCTGTAGTTTCACGATGCAGCAAAAACTCGACTATTGATTGATTTACAAAGATACTACCGTCGTCTAAGACGATAGGCTTTGTAATTGTCAAACGTCGTTTGATGGGCGTGTAACCACCCGGGTATCCCGAATTAACTTGGGGTTCCGTTGTAGTTACGTTAATAAGGCGACGCATGGCAAACTCTGCCCCGTCGTCTATTAACAGTTTTCTTCCGGTTCGATCACCACCTAAATCCTTTAGTGTGGCTGCCGAACCCCCAGTTGGGGCGAACGTTGCTCCGATAGGTATGGAGCCTCCGATTAAAGACATAATTGTCTCCTTGGTTGAGGGCCTATAGCAAGCGCTGTATTATTAACGCTGCTAGGTCGGCCATTTTAGTTGCATCACTTATCAACCCACTCGGCATAGCCGGGGGGATTAAGTCTGTGACAGTTGGCTGCCATGGCGCCCGAGAATAAGATTCCGTCCTATAGGAATCTGTATCAGGCGATATGACTACGTCATAGGCGGATGAGTTCTGTGCTATTGCACTAATCGTCTGAGTTTTTATACTCTTAGACGAACTCACGCCACCTATAATTGTAACATTAGGATCTGATAAGTTAGTGAAGCCACGGATGGCTCCACCGATGTCCGCAACGCGGTCGTACATGAAGCTTAATGGGAATAAATCCCAAACAAGCTCTGGTACGTCTTTGATCCTAAGTCCATACTTTTTCTGCCATTCCCTTAGCGGGGGTGAGACAGAATAGTACACCGTAGACCACGCTTCAGTAGTAACTGAAGCCGTCCTCTTGTAAACAAAAGGGGTCGCGGTCACATTGCCCTTGACAGAATCCTTAACTGGACCTGCATAGCCGTGTGCCCGATGAATCTTAGTGTAATCAGTGTTTCCACCATCCATTAATCCTTGTAGGACTGTGGAGATGGATCTGACGAGCGGAGATGCCGCAAAACGATAAGTAAGTTCAAGATTGGCGAGTGCTTTAACTCTGCCAGGCCTTAGCTTCTTATCTATGCGACGAACTCCGGTTAGCACCCTACGGGTTCTAGTGAACGCTTGTGTTAGTTCATCTAGAGCCTGTAGAGGGTTACGGACGAATCTGACCGTTTCCCTTATGGTAGCTATATCTTCAGCCACTGAGTATGGAGCCTTATCGACGTTAGACATTGCCTTGATACGTGCCGAGGTTATGATATTCTCATCTACTTCAGATGGAATGTCTAATAATCCAGGGTTGTAACCAAGTTGTTGCAAGAAGTTGGTTAGAGAACCAGCTCCGGTAGTGAAGTATCGCAGCGTACCAGCAGGAAGCTGATATGCATTGTACTTACCACCGCCTTGACGAACGATAGTTGTTTTAACGTTATCACAAGGGTTATTAATGACCTGACCGCGTGCACGTGCCGCCTTAAAGTCTGTTCCTGTGACATCATCAATAGATGCCTGGTATTCATACATATGCATGGACCTAGTCCCTGCAGTATTATGCATTACCGACAGGAGTGGACCGTGGTTGGATTGTTCACGATGTCTTTGTGTCATATTTTCTCCTTGAGATACTGTTACAATTAACAATCTTACGACTGTTTAACGCGCCTTGCTTAGGCGCAGAGAGTTCGACCATTTGGTCGACGAGGGCCCCG